GGAAGTTTAGTTTCAGGATTACATGTATGGAACAATCTTCAAGTAATTCCAAAAAATATTAATTTAGCTAAAAGGAATAAATATGCCTTATCAGAAGAACGGGAAGCGTGACTATAAACGTGAAAATGAGCTTTACAACTCAAAACCTGAACAAAGGAAAAACCGTAGTGAACGAACAATGGCAAGACGAGAAGCAAACGCATCTGGTGTTACCCATAAAGGCGACGGCCGCGACCTGGACCACCATGTTCCCCTTTCTAAAGGAGGGTCTAATGCTAAGTCAAATTTACGAGTTGTATCCGCAAGCACCAATAGAAGCTTCAGCCGAAACAAAGACGGGTCATTGAAAAGTCAAACCTCCAAGAAAGAACGTAAATGAAACTAGTAGACAATGCCAAAAGCTGGTATAAAATGTTTTCTGTACAAGCTCAAATTGCAGCGGGTTCTATCCTTGCAAGTTGGAGTGTTATTCCAGACGATTTAAAACAAAACATTCCACATAATGTAGTCATTGGTGTTGCTATTGGTCTTCTTATTTTAGGCGTCATTGGTCGTTTAATTAAGCAAGACAGCATAAATGACTCAGCTAAACAGTAATGTAATTGCAGGTTTTGTACGTACAGTATTATCCAGTAAGTTTGAAACTCCTGTAGAAACTCCTGATTTTCACAAAGAAGCTTGGGACATTTGTTGTAGCAAATATACCAAGGTTGCAGTATCTGCCCCACGAGGGCACGCTAAAACAACAGGCATTACGGTGTCATATGGTTTAGCAACATTGATGTTTAGACAGCGTAAATTTATGCTGTTGGTTTCAGACACTGAAGCACAGGCAATGATGTTCCTGGGTTTCTTTAAAGAACATTTACAAGATAATGAAGCTCTCATTAACTTGTTTAACCTTAAACGTAATGAAGATGGTAAGGTTGTGTTTATTAAAGATACAGAAAGTGACATTATTGTACAATTTGCAGATGGTCATAAGTTTCGTATCATTGCTAAAGGCGCCGAACAAAAGCTACGAGGTTTAATTTGGAACGGCACTCGTCCTGACATTATTCTGTGTGATGACATGGAAAACGACGAACTTGTTCTTAATAAAGAACGTAGAGAAAAGATGAGACGTTGGTTTTACTCGGCTCTTCTTCCATGTTTAAGTAGCCAAGGTGTTATTCGTATTGTAGGAACCATTCTTCATATGGACAGCCTCCTGGAACGTTTAATGCCTAAGCAATGGGACAAGTGGAGTAAGGATACAGATTTAAAACTTTATTCTGAAAGACTTGTTGCTGGTGGTTGGTTTTCAATTAAATATCGAGCACACAATCCTGACTTTAGTAAAATCTTGTGGCCTGACCGATGGCCTAAACAAAAGCTAAAAGAAACTAGAGAAGGGTATGTAGCTCAAGGTATTCCAGATGCTTATAGTCAAGAATATCTAAACTATCCTGTTGATGAAAGTGTTGCCTATTATAAACGCAAAGACTTTCTTGACATGCGTGATGAGCACAGACAACAGAATTTACATATATACATTACTGTTGACTTGGCAATTAGTGAAAGTGAAAAAGCAGATTATTCTGTCTTTTTAATTGCTGGTGTAGATGAATATAAACGTATTTTTGTGTTGGATGTGTTACGTGAACGTTTAGACGGTAGAGACATTGTTGACACGCTTATCAACCTTCAGCGAGTATACGACCCCGAAATTGTGGGTATTGAAGAAATGCAGGTGTCCAAATCAATTGGACCCTTCCTTCGTGAAGAAATGTTAAAGAGCGGTGTGTTCCTTAACGTTAAACCTTTAAAGCACGGAGGTAAAGATAAAATTGCTCGTGGTCGTTCTATGCAAGCTAGAGTAAGAGCCCACACAGTGTTTTTTGACAAAGAAGGAGATTGGTATCAAACCTTTGAAGATGAATGTACACGATTTCCTCGTGACACTCATGATGACCAAGTAGATGCATTTTCCTATTTAGGACTTATGTTGGATTCGCTCGTTGAAGCGCCGACGCACCAAGAAATTGAAGACGAGGAATACAATGATGAATTACAACAGTCAGGATATGGGCATGCAGGAGCCAGCGCCATCACAGGATACTGAGGATGGACAAATTCCCATTGAGAATATCCTAGATACTCTTACAGAAGAAGAACGCAATAAAATTGGGTCAGATTGTAAAACTGCTTTTGAGGATGACTTACAAAGCCGTGGTGAATGGGAAAGCAACATTGATGAATGGATTGCCCTAGCCAAACAAACCAAGCAAGATAAAACCTATCCTTGGCCTGGAGCTTCAAACGTCAAATATCCTTTGGTTGCTACAGCAGCCATGCAATTTGCGGCACGTAGCTATCCTTCTCTTGTTCCTTCTAACGGCAAGGTAGTTAATAGTGTTGTCATTGGTAAAGACGTTGATGGGCAAAAGTATGAAAAAGCCCAGCGTGTTTCTACCTATATGTCTTACCAGCTTATGTATGAGATGTGTGGTTGGGAAGAAGATATGGACAAGATGCTAATGATGCTTCCAATTGTTGGAACTATGTTTAAAAAGACATGGTATGATAAAACAGAAGATAAAATCAAAAGCAAGCTCATCCTACCAAAATACCTTGTTGTCAACTATTGGACAACCAACTTGGATGAATCAGAGCGTATTTCTGAAATCATCCACATGTCACCACGACTGCTCAAAGAGCGCCAAAACACTGGTGTATATGCTGACGTAGACCTTGGTGATCCTGTAGCTGCAACACATTTAATGCCCGCAGATGCGGATAAAAACAGTGGTAGTGTTCCATACACCATCATTGAACAACACACATTCATTGATCTGGATGATGATGGGTATGCTGAGCCTTACATTGTGTCGTTTGAATACACTACAGGTAAGGTGCTACGTATTAGTCGTCGGTATATGCTAGATGACGTTGTTCTTCAAGAAGACAATAAAAAGATTGCTCGCATTAAACCTATTCAGATGTACACCAAGTTTGGTTTTATTCCAAACCCCGATGGTAGTTTTTATGACATTGGTTTTGGTGTTCTTCTTGGTCCCATTAATGAAAGCGTAAACACGCTAATTAACCAGCTAGTAGACAGTGGACATTTACACAACCTTCAATCCGGCTTTATTGGAAAAGCTCTCCGAGTTAAAATGGGAGACCAGTCCCTCCGTCCCGGTGAATGGAGACCAGTTAATGCAGCAGCAGACGATTTACGCAAACAAATCGTGCCGCTCCCTACAAAAGAACCCTCAACTGTGTTGTTCCAACTTATGGGAACGCTCATTACTAGTGGGAAAGAACTGGCCTCTGTAGCAGAAATTTTCACTGGTAAAATGCCAGGACAAAACACCCCAGCTACTACCACAATGGCTACTGTAGAACAGGGGATGAAAGTATTTACTGCTGTTTACAAACGTATTTTCCGTGCTTTGTCTCAAGAGTTTGATAAGATTTTTGAACTTAACAAGCTGTACACTGATCCTAACAAATATGTCAATGTTATTGATATGGAAATTGGTCCAGATGATTTTGACAAATCTTCATGTGATATTGCTCCTGGAGCAGACCCCAATGCAGCAAGCCAGCAAGAAAAGCTTATGAAGGCCCAAGGGCTTATGGAAATGCTTCAGGTAGCTGGCCCCATCTTCAACCCAGTTAAAGTGCTCTCAAGGGTCTTAGAAGCCCAGGAACAGCCTAATTGGCAAGAGTTGTTTAGTGATGAAGTACAACAGTCTGGTCAAGTTCCACCTCCACCTCCCGATCCAAAGATGATGGCTATCCAAGCTAAAATGCAAGCAGATCAACAAAAGGCTGCTATGGACATTCAAGCTAAACAAGCTAAAATGGAACTTGAGGGTAGAGCTAAAGAACAACAAATGGCTATGGAAGCTCAAGCCCATGCACAGAAAATGCAACAGCAAGAAGAATCTTCCATGATTAAATCTGCCTCTGACATTCAGATGGCAAACATCTTTAGTGCAGCAGAACACACTAAAGCACAACAGAGCATGGTCCAAAGTGAACAAGCTCATCAACAGAAAATGTCTCAACAGAAGGAGGCCGCAAAATCGTCTCAGCAAACGAAATCAAAGAGTGGAAAGCCCACGAAGTAACACGAGTATATCGTGAAGCTATTTTACAACAAAGCAAAGGTGTAATTTCAGAGCTTGCTAGTTGGGGACCAGATGACCTAAAATATAGGCAAGGTTACCTACAAGCCCTGTTAGATATTGACCCCAAGAATCTTACCGTAGAGGGATTTGAATGACAATTACTATTACTGGATGCAGAATCCTTGTTAAACCTTTTAAAATTCAAGAACACGATAAAGTGTATGAATCTGCTAAAAGGGCTGGTATTATTCTTACCGAAACATCAGAGCGTAAAGAGCAAATTAACGTTGATAAAGGTACTGTACTACAAATTGGTTCCAAATGCCATGAGGACTATGTAGGGGTACTTAATGTTGGAGACGTCATTGCATACGCAAAGTTTGGTGGTAAGTTTATTCAAGAACCCGGCTCAGACGAGGTATTCCTTGTCATCAACGATGAAGACGTTGTAGCAATTTTTAAGGATTAATATGGCAGATGAAAACCTAGAACAAAACACAGAGCAAGAAACTACTCTGTCACCTATTGAAGAAAAAGCTATTTCTATGGGCTGGCGGCCCAAGGAACAGTTTGAGGGTGATGAAGAAGAGTTCATTGATGCTAAAGAGTTTGTTCGTAGACAACCCCTGTTTGATCGCATTGAGAACCAAGGCAAGAAACTTAAGGATGTTACAAAGGCTCTAGAAGCCCTTAAAACCCACTACACTCGTGTAGAAGAAGCTGCGGTACAAAAAGCTATTAACCAGCTAAAAGCACAGCGTAAAAGCGCATTAGCTGATGGTGACGGTGATAGCTTTGAACTTCTCGATGATGAAATTAAAAAGGCAGAACAACAACTTCAAACAATTGAACAAGTTAAGAATAACCCAATTGTAGAAGAAACTGTTGTCCATCCTGAATGGCAGGCATTTCAATCTCGTAACCCTTGGTACAATAGTACAGGTTATATGCGCAAGTTTGCTGATGAAATTGGTGCTGACCTAGCCTCCAAAGGCGTCGCTCCAACAGACGTACTCAAAGAAGTTGAGAAAGCTGTTCGTAAAGAATTTCCCCACAAGTTTACAAACCCCAACAAAGAACAGGCTCCAGTAGTGGAACAAAGCCGAGGTGCTGGTAATAAAACTGGTGGTAAAAACGACGACTCTATTCTAACAGAACAAGAGCGTAAAGTAATGAACGATTTAGTGCGTTCAGGTCTTCTGACCAAAGAAAAATACATTGCTGATTTAAAGGCCATTAAGGGCCTAAAGTAAGGAGAATATCATGGCTCGAACTCCAAGTGTGGCAAGTGCCCGCCCTCAACGTGCCCCCCTGGGCAAACGTGACCGTCTTTCAATTAAGAACAAAGAAGATGGTTTTGCTTACCGAATTGTAAACGATGTAGATGATCGTGTTGAAATGCTGCGTGGTGTAGGTTATGAAGTATGCACCACAGAACAAGTTGGCGCAATTGGTAATAAACGTGTTGATAACACAAGTTCTTTAGGCTCTGCTGCTCATTTTTCTGTAGGTCAAGGTACAAAAGCTGTTGTGATGCGAATCCCTGTTGATTGGTATCAAGAAGACCAGCGTACTAAACAAGCTGAAATTGATGCGGTAGAGGCAACAATGAAACAAGATGCCCGTGCTGCTGCCGATTATGGCAAGCTAGAAACTTTTTAAAAGTCTCGGGCATTTAAAATTTTAAAGGATATTAAATGCCTAACATTTCCCGTATTAATGGCTTTAAACCTGTAAGTCACCTGACTGGTGGCCCCTACAATGGTCAAGCTTCTCTCTATGCAGTAAACGCTTCTGACGGTACTGCTCTTTTTGTTGGTGATGCTGTTAAGTTTGCCACTGGTGCAAACACTGATGGTATTAACTATGTAACTGCTCTTGCTGCTGGTACTGCTGGTACTGGTCAAGCTGCTGTTGGTGTTGTAGTTGGTATTATCCCAGCTAAAATGGACCCAGTAACTGGTAAAATGACTGCTGGTTCTATTTCACTAGACACACCTCAATATCGTGTAGCGTCAACTGCTGCATACATTCTTGTTGCTGATTCTCCTGACGTATTGTTTGAAGTTGAAGCTACTACTGCCGGTGCGGCCGGTTCACTAGCTGTTGCTGACATTGGTAAAAACATTAACTTGTTTGCCGGTACTGGCTCAACTACTTCAGGCACTTCCGCTCATTCAGTTGATTTGGCTGATAAAGGCACTGCTGCTACTCTACCTTTTAAAATTCATAGCGTAGGTCGCCGTGTTGATAACGAAGCCGGTGGTAACTCCACTAAAGTGCTTGTTTACATCAACAACCACCAGCTAAAGGGTGGTACCGGTACTGCCGGCGTTTAATTTTTAGGAGAATAAAAAATGAGTGGTATTATTTCTACTTCCAGCTTTGCAAAAAGCCTTTGGCCCGGCGTTAATGCTTGGTATGGCCAAGCCTACTCAGAATATCCAGTTGAATGGGATAAGCTTTTTGAAAAGAATACTTCAAAACGTGCGTTTGAAGAAGATGTTGGTACTTCAGGGCTAGGTCTGGCTGTTGTTAAAGATCAAGCTGGTGCTATTCAATATGACAGCATGCGTCAAGGTTTTACTTCACGTTACAACCATGTAACCTATGGCCTAGGTTTCATTGTTACTCGTGAAGCTTTTGAAGATGACATGTATGATGTTGTTGCTAAAAAGAAGGCCCAGAGCCTTGCTTTTTCAATGCGTCAAACCAAGGAAATCATTGCAGCTAACGTATACAACCGTGCTTTTAGTACTAACTACGTTGGTGGTGACAGTGCTTCATTAATCTGCTCAGCAGGCTCTGCTACTGCTGGTGGTTCGGCTACTGCTCCTAACATCGCGGGTGGTACTTACACTAATGGTGTTTCCGTTGCTGTAGACATTTCAGAAGCAGCCCTAGAACAAGCATGTATTGACATTGCTGGTTTTACCAATGACCGTGGTTTAAAAATTGCTGTACGTCCACAACGTCTAGTAATTCCAAAAGAACTAATGTTTGAAGTTAACCGTATCCTTAAGACCGATGGTCGTGTTGGTACTGATAACAACGACATTAATGCTCTAAAAACTATGGGCATGATTCCAGAGGTTGTTGTAAACCATTACTTAACTGACACTGATGCTTGGTTCATCCTAACTGATGTTCGTGATGGTCTAAAGTATTTTGAACGTCGTGCCGATGAGTTTGCTATGGACGAGGATTTTGACACCGAAAATGCTAAGTATAAGGCAACTGCCCGTTACAGCTTTGGTTGGACAGATCGTCGTGCTATTTACGGTAGCCCTGGCGCCTAATAAATAAACCAAGGGGGGCTTTCCGCCCCCTTTTTTTACTAAGGAAAAACTATGGCTATTATTCTTACTGATCCAAACACCGCTGGTCCTTTTACTACTTTCCAAATTAAAGACGTAACTGTTAAAGTTATTAAACTTGATTTTGCTAAGTTTGCTACAACCAACGTAGATACACTAGCAACTTATCTTCCTGCTGATGCAACTATTCTTCGTTTAGATACTTGGGTACGCACTGCTCTAACAGGCAACGGCGTAACCTCTCCCACTATTACTTTAGGTACTACTTCTGGTGGTTCTGATCTTGCTGCTGCTTTTAGTGTTACCAACACATCAGGAACTATGCAAACAGTATCTCCTGCTGTAGGTATTGTTCAGCAATATCAGGTGCCCCTAGGCCAAGATATTCGTCTATACGTTCGTGGCGGCTGCTCAACTGGTAACCCAACTGCCGGAGAGATTGATCTAATCGTCTACTACGTTCGCTAAGGAACAAACATGTCTGAATTTCTAAGGCACGATTTTGCTCAGTATATTGGTACATGGTCAGGAGCCGGAGCGGGGACAGTAGTCCCTCGCTCCACTCAATTAGACCGAGATGGTTTACAAGCAATTAACTGTTCCCATTTTAATAGTGTAATTTTACAACTTACTGGCACATGGGCTGGATCAGTTCAAATTCAATTTAGCAATGATGGCACTAACTGGACAGCTTTTACCTCTTTACAAAGTGGTGGAGGTTTATCTACCACTTTTACTACTAATGGTACGTATGGTGTAACTGTTTTTGGAAAATATGCTCGTATTCAATGTACAGCCTATACATCAGGAACTATTACTGCTAATTTTGTTTTGACTGCTGCATATGCGCCGTATACTAACTCCACTACTTTTACCCCAATTGCTTCGGTTTCTCAGGGCGCAAGCACAAATCATCATTTAATTTCAGCAGCTACAACCAATGCTACTTCAGTTAAAACATCTAACGCTGTCATTAATAATGCAGTTTTTTCTAATAACGGGGCTGCTGTGGCGTATGTAAAACTGTATGATAAAGCTTCTGCCCCAACAGTTGGTACAGATACTCCTGTAGCTACTATTTTAGTACCTGTCAATGGTACAGTAGTTTTGGGAAGTGGGTATGTTGGAATGAGGTTGGCTACTGGACTTGCTTACGCCATTACTGGTGGCATGGCTGTTGCTGATGTGACCGCAGTAGCGGCTACACAAGTATCAATTTCTATTAACTATACATGATGGAACTAGAGGCACTCAAATGGGTGGCTCTAGGTTTATTAAGCACCGTGGTGTATTTTCTTAAGCGAACTCTTGATGGTATGGAAGGAAGAGTAAAGACTCTTGAAGAAGAGCAAAAAAAAATTCCTTCCAACTATCTTCACAGGGATGATTTTAGAGAATTTAAACTAGAGCTACGTTCAATGTTTGATGAACTTAAAGCTGACATTAAGGAATTAAAACAACGATGAAAAAAGTAGGATGGCCCGGAAAAGGCATTAAATTTGCATGTCATCGCTGCGGATTCTGGTTTCCATCTACAGAAATTAAAAAAGAATGGACTGGGCTCTACGTCTGTGAAAAAGATTGGGAGCCCCGCCATCCTCAAACATTAATTCAAGTTCATGGTGAAAAAGCTTTTCCAGAAATTGTCAGTAAAGATGTAAATAGTTATATTAGCACTTGTGATGCTTATAGCATTTTATCAATGGCTGATTTTGGAACCGCTGATTGTATGCTTGTAGGCACAGAGGGTACTTTTGACCCTTACCAATTTAGATATAGTAGTGTGGCAGCTTGGGCAATTGCAGGTATTGCTATTGCAGGTATGCCTTAAATAAAGGAATATTATGGCTAGCACAACTTTTGTTGATCGACAAACACCTATTATTGCTTCTTGGTTAAATGATGTAAATACTGTGGCTTATGGTGAAAAAGTAAATGTAAAACTTTATGGTGCTACTGGTAATGGCACAACCAACGATACGGCCGCTATTTTAGCAGCTAATGCCTATGCTATTGCTAATGGTAAAACTTTATATTGGCCTGCGGGCACCTATATTTATGTTCCCACAGCACCGTTAGAGTGTGGTATGTGGGTAGGTGAATCTGCTGAAAAAACTTTTATTAAAGCTGATTGCTCTACATACACTGGTTCTAAAGTAGTGTTTCGCATCACTCAAAACAGTGAATGGCAAAACCTTACTTTTTATGAAAAGAATGGTAGCACCAGTAATGGTATTATTATTCAAACATCAGCATCAACTTCTAATAATGTAGCTGGTGGAGCAACCACATTCACTGCTTACACCAATTTACGTCGTGTGTGGGTATTTGGCGGGGCTGTTGCTTTAGACGTAGGTAATATGTTTACCTGTCGCTATGACTCATGTCGATTTTCACAAGCAGGTATTGGTGTTCGTATTGTTCCTACAGATGATGCAGGAGACAATGGTTATGCAAACACTCAAACATTTGCTGATTGTGAGATTTCAGAAAACGTTCAAAACTGGCTAGTTAATGGTGTAGGTTCACAAATTAAAGGTTTGTTAGTATTAGGAGGTTCTACTGAAAGATGTACAACTACCAGTAGTAGTTTTACTAATCTACAGGGGTCTTCTTTTATTGGGCATTATTTAGAACAAACTGTGGCAGTATCTCCCCTTACTTTCACCGGGTGCTCGGCTTTAACATTACAGCTTATTCCTGTAGGAACTAATTGTGATTTAACGCTTGGAACAAACACTGAAGTTGTTATTAAAAATTGGAACAATGGTTCTTCTCATTTAATAGGAGCAGATGGAACACAGACAGTTACTTTAGAAAATTGTGTATTTCCAACATCAGCTAACTCTCCTTATTATGATTGGAGCCGGTTTACTGTTTTTGCATCATCTTATAACAATACATATTATGATGTATATACCCCTTCATTAGAATCATTAGAAACTAATAAAATTACACAACAAACCACAGTTGTTACTGGTGCTGGGGCAGTAGATGTATTTAGATTTTTAAACCGGCGCGCTTCTGTGCAAAATAATAATATTGCGGGTATTGTAAACATATCAGCTATTGATACTAGCACAGGAGCAAATAGCACTACATATGTATATGCTGTTATTAGTAATAACAATGGTGCCGCTTCGGCAACCTTAACTCAACTTGCTCGTACTAGTCGAGGAACTGATCCAGGAACTAGTAGCACTCCTTTTTCAGTAGCCGATGATGGTGCTGGTGGAGCATTTAAAATTCAATTTACAAAAAATGCTGCGGTAGCTTCGGTAACAGTTAAGGCACAATTTGTAGGACTTATTGCATGACTACTTCTAGTGTATATACATTTCAGATGACCCGTGACCAGCTTATTACGGCTGCGTTACGTAAGCTTGGAGTTATTGCTGAAGGACAGACTCCTAGTGCTCAAAACCTTTCAGATGGGCAAATAGCAGTCAATGGTGCCATTGCCTTCATGAAGGGCCTAGGAATGCCTCTGTGGGCCCGTAGTGAATATACCTTTACCCCCACCACCAGCGGCTATACCATTGGCTCTGGGATGACTCTAGACACTCCCTATCCTGTTAAGCTGTTACAAGCCTATCGCACAGAGACAAACACTAAAATTCCAATGGACATTGTAGCTAGGGAAGATTTTAATATTCTTCCTGTTAGTAGCAGCGGTAGTCCTATTAAAATTAATTACCAGCCTTACATTAATTGGGGTCAAATTAGTTTATGGCCTGTTCCACCAAGCACCAATACATCTACCGTTACTATTGTTTATCAACGCCCATTTCAATATTTTACCTCTGCTTCTGAAACACTAGATTTTCCTGAAGAATGGCAAGTACCTCTCATTTATCAAATTGCTGTGCTTCTTGCTCCTGAGTGGGGTATTCCATTACCTGATAGAGAGAGTCTAAAAAACGAGCTTAAAACATACATTGAAATGGCTGTGTTTGTTGGGCAAGAAGATGCCTCCTTTTTTATTCAACCTGAAAGAAGTCGCTAATGCCTTTTTCTAAAGCCCCTACTGTAGACACCTACTCTGCTAGTAGGGTGTCTTTATTCAGAGAAATTGCGTTACGTGATGGTGGAACATCTGGTAAAGATGAAGACTATTTAAACGTATTTACAGAAATTGTTAAACAAAGTAAAGCAGGAGATCAACGTAGATTTATTATTAAACGTGCAGGAACTACACAAACAATTGATTCTGTAGCCTCTTCTAACATTCGAGGAATGCATTTTTGGACAGATCAAAACAAACTTGTATATTGTGTTGGGCGCAATGTATATGTTTATAATTTATCTAGTTCAACCTCAACTACATTGTCAAATGTATTTGCAACATCATCAGGTACTGTAGGGTTCACAGAGTTTTTATATGATGATGGTAGTGTTAAAATGGTTGCGAGTGATGGTAGTGCTACAACAGGTTTAATTACTATTGACAGCAGCAATACAGTTGTTACATCAAGTAGTGCGGATTTACCTGCTCACGACCCTAACATTGTTTATTTAGATGGTTATTTGTTTGTAGTAGAAGATAATAGTAGTCTTGTGTTTAACAGTGAACTAAACAGTCCATTGACATATACACCAGATGCTTTTATTACTCCTGAACAAGAACCAGATAAGGTAGTTCGACTTGCTAAACTAAACAACTATCTACTTGCATTTGGTACTACATCAATTGAATATTATTGGGATGCTGCTAATGCTGCTCCTGATAGCCCAATGCAGCGTAACGACACTCCAATTAAAATCAACACTTACCTTGCTGGTTTTGCTCAACATGGAAATACATTGTTTTACATTGGTGCAGATGCTAATGGACAACCTGATGTATTCATGCTTAAAGACTTTAAG